AATACAGTACAACTAGTGGGGATTACAATACTGCAACTGGGCAAGGTTCGCTATATTCAAATACCACGGGTGGTTGGAATACTGCCGTGGGAACTAACTCTTTATACGGGAACACCACAGGCTCAAAGAATATCGCTATTGGCAATGACGTATTATACGCTAGTACTACAGCCTCATATAGTACTGGACTTGGATATCAGTCTTTAAGATATAGCACCACAGGTGGGGAAAATACAGCCTCCGGCTATAGGAGCTTGTTCACGAACACCACAGGCATAAAGAACGTAGCTTTTGGTAGGCATGGTCTGTTTAGCACAACCACAGCAGAAAAAAACACAGTCATTGGTGACGAAGCGGGATACTGGATAACAACAGGCTCAAAGAACACCATCCTCGGACGCTACAGCGGCAACCAAGGTGGCTTAGATATTCGCACATCCAGTAACAACATCGTACTGTCTGATGGGGATGGGAATCCTAGGGTTAGTGTGAGTAATACGGGTAGTATGAAACTACAAAAGGGGGACTTAACATTAACATCAAGCGGTGCTTCTTATATACGTTGGTATGATGTAAATACAAACACTATCACTATGCACAGCAACTCTGTCGATTTAAGATGGAAAGATGCTGTTAATAGTGACCCTATAATGCAGATTAGCCAAGCAGGCAATCTAACCATTGATGGTTCATATAGCACATCAGGCGTTGACTATGCCGAGTTCTTTGAGTCAACTGATGGTACTGCAATTCCTACAGGTTCAACTGTTACATTAGATAATGGTAAAGTTAGATTATGTCAATCTGGTGAAATACCTTTGGGTGTAGTAAGACCAAACAGTACGTCAAGCACAATAGGTGGTGAACACCTGTTTAGCTGGAAAGGTAAATACCTTAAAGATGATTATGACGGTTATCTAACAGAAGATGTTAATTATTATTCTTGGGAAGATGGGGGCAATAGTTTTGCCTATTATACAGATAGGATGCCAGATGGGATAACACCCCCTACGGATGCAACCCTATCAGTCCAAACACGGAAACTACTAAATCCAGATTACGATGAAACACAAGAAGAGTTTTATACCCCAAGAAGCACAAGGGAGGAGTGGAATGTCATTGGATTACTAGGACAAATTCCAATAACTAAAGGACAAGTAACTGGTGGAAGCTGGATTAAGATGAAAGATGTGTCTAATGCAGTTGAAATGTGGTTTGTTAAATAATTAACGAGAAAATTCATAACACAACAAAGGAAAATACAATGGAAGACGTAATATTAGAAGTACCAACAATAGAAGAAATCGCACAACACTTCTCAGCAATGGGTGACTCAGTTGACTTACTTAACGCAGGACAACCAGTAGGCATGGGCAATGACGAGTGGACAGATTGTAAGGCTCGTAATGTAGAACATCTTGAACTAATGGTTGCTAAAGACTTCTGGACAGATGAAGACATGACAGCAGTCAACGCGGCTATTGCGGCTTAACTTAAACTTAACTATAGGAAAACACGATGAGCGAAAAACAAAAAGAAACTCAGACTGTTGAAATTGATGAAGTGCAGTACGACATTGAATCTTTCACAGACCAACAGAAATCATTTCTTAATCATGTTGCTGATTTAGAGCGGAAGATTTCCAACGCTTCATTCAACTTAGACCAGTTGCAGTTTGGTAAGCAAGCGTTTGTCAGTGCTTTGAAAGAAAGTTTAAACGAGCCAGCAGAATAAAAAAGGACACAAATGGACGAGAAACGATGCTCGACAGCCGAAGCTAATATCATTGCGCTTGACAGGGAGATGGTAGATATGAGATTTCGTTTGGAAAAACTAGATGATAAATTGGATTCAATTGAGCGATTGATAACTCAAACGAGGGGCTTCATTTTTGGCTTACTGGTATTAACTTTAGTGCCCGACTCAGTTCTCGATTTGCTGAAGTGAAAGCTTATTTGCAGTTCTTGAGTGAACTGCTTTTTTATATGGGGCTTGCGGTTTTGGGAAGTTCCGTGGGGGTTTGGTTTTTACAAATAATTCTAGGAGTCTATTATGTTTAAAAGCAAACTAAAGATTGAAGCAGTTGAAAGAGAAGACTTTTATATTCTCACTTCTCATCTTGCTTATATAACTAATCTTGGAGATAAGATCATTGTCCCCAGAGGATTCAAGACGAACTTTGCTTCAGTTCCACGGCTTGCCAAGTTCTACATAGATGATGATGATTGGCAGATTCGTGCGCCATCAGTTGTCCATGACTACTTATACAGTGCTGAGTCTGTGAAGCTTGGGTTTACTAGAGGTCAAGCAGATGGAGTCTTATTCGAAGCAATGGTTGGGTTAGGGATGAGGAAGACCAAAGCTTTACTTATTTACTATACACTACGTTTATTCGGAGGAGCTAACTATGAGCAACGCTAGTATCTATTTGCCTAGATGGTTTGTTTATATACTGATTATTATGATAACTGTACCTGTACTGAATGGCTGCTCGGCGGGTGCAGTCATCTCAAAGAGTGCGTCCTTCGCTGTGTCTAAATATTGTACCGTCCCACAAGGAGGAAGAAAGGCTATTCGCAAGGCTGTCAGTCGGGCTGTGCATCCAAATACCATTAGAATAACGTGTGCCACAGATGATTAAAGAAACCGAAGATTACATCAAGTCGAATGAGGGTTTGCGGCTCATGCCTTATGACGACTCGCTTGGCTTAACGACTATCGGTTATGGGCGTTGCTTAGAAACTAACGGCATCACTCAAGCTGAAGCGGATATGCTATTCACTAATGACATGGATGTTGTCGTGTATGAGTTGCGTAAGATATTTACAAACTTTGATGGGTTAGGGTATAGCCAACAAAAATGCCTGATGGATATGTGCTTTAATCTTGGCTCAACCCGATTGCGGAAGTTTAAAAAGATGATAGCCGCCATCGAAGCTGGTGACTTCAATAAAGCGTCTGTGGAGTTATTGGATAGCAGATATGCTAGACAATTACCAAGACGCTCTGGCGACAATGCTATTCTGATGCGGCTCGTCTAGCACATAATTCGCGCAGTAAATAGATTGTCGTTTTTAACACTGCACGGGTTTTTATATTTTTATTTGCACTCAGGATTTCCTGGATAGAGGCAATAGTTGAATCTATTTGGTTTCTCATTTGACTAACTCCCATTCTGTTATTTCGTCACTAAGTTCTATAAGATATTTCTCTGTATCCTTAACTCGGGGGTTAATATCGTCGACTATTAAATAAAATTGATAATCCTCAAAATGCTGTTTACCGCTTGAAATATAGTCTAAATATTCACCATTCCCATTTGGACTAAAAATAGTAATCATTATTTTACCAATATTTGTCAACAACCACAGATTGAACGGGGGATTATTCATTAATTGCTTCTCCGGTAATAATACTTTTTAAAGGTTTATTTATATCTGTGTCCCGTGGTAAATATAAATCTGTGAATATATTCCATAATTCTACTAGACTTGAATTAGATAACCCCTCTCGTGGTTGATTCAAAACTTTACATATTCTATTATAATCAATTTTTGAATCTGAATATTTAATATTGGACAATTTGGCATAGTCTTTATGACATTTTTTGCATTGCGCTGCTCTACCTCCTACCATTTTATTATTGATATAATATTCAGTATACGATTTTATAGTATTACAATTGCTACATTTCTTAAAAGTGATAGGTAATGCCATGATTTATTCCCAATTAAATAATAAATTAAATGCTGCAGCCTTGAGCATGAAGGATCTTGAGTATGTACCCAACCTGCAGCCGCCACGGTTATCGGGGAACACTAACCCCACGCCACTCATTGACTATACGCGTTTATAAACTAATTCTGCCTTGGTGTATAGTTACCATATTCTTTATTTCTTTTTTCAATATATACAATCAATCGCTCTAAGTATACAAGACATTCTTTTAGCGCCTCTATTCCTCCCTTTGATCGATATTGCAATAAAAGGGTAGTGCACGCAAACGCGTACGACGATTCTTTACCATCATTGATTTCTGCCACAACTGCATCCGTAACATCAATCACTTCAATTTTACTACTCCCCACTAAATGGAGTTGTGGAGTATTTATATTTTTATCCGTCATTCTAATCCTCTATTGGATTGTAGGTTAAGAATATCATCATCAAATTTATCAATTTCTGCCCTGTCATATACACCAATTAAATTATCTCCTTTACCTATTAAACCCCTGGTAATGGCGGTGGAGGCAAATACTGACTCGAATATAAAGTATCGATCGTTATAATACACATGGTCAAGGGGTAAAGAAAACACTGCAATTTTCGAAAAACTAGTTGCAGTTGAAATACGATCTTTTATTAATTCATAATGAAGTGCGGTCATTTGTTACCTCCAAAAATAAAACACACAAACCTATCAAAATAAGCCACGGCAATAGCATAATTGCGACTAATAATCTAATTATTGTCATATTTTATTATCTCAATATTAAAATTTTTTAATAAACGTAATCCCGCAATATCTCGATACTCGACTAGATAATGAACTTTTTTTATACCGCTAGTAATAATTAATTTGGCACATTCAACACAGGGGGATAAGGTTGTATATAATTCGCATTCATTGGTGCCTAACCCATACTTTGCACAAAACAGAATTGCATTTTGTTCGGCATGAGCAACTGTTTGCTTAGTGGTATTATCTGAATTTTCACAGCAGTTATCTTCTCCAGGAAGTGTGCCATTATATCCGGTTGCCACAATACGTCCATCTTTCGATATTACCGCTCCAACTTTATTACGTTTCGAATAGGATGCTTCAGCCCATAATTCAGCAGTACCCATTAGGAATTTTTTATTTTTAATTTCCATATCACATTTCTCGAGTATTCTGGGAAAAGAGGCGCCATAATTACTGAAATCATATTTGAATCATAATAAGCTCTTAAATTATCAAATATTTCACGTTGGGCATCCGTTAAGTGCGGTTTGTAATCTTTCACTGACGCAAATGTTCCATATTTTTCAATGATTTCAAATCCAGCAGTTGTTAAAATATTCTCCATTTCCGAATAAGTATATTCATTAACCTCATTGTCAGTAATATGATTCCCTGCAGCTGCTGAATTATGATCATAACACGGGGTGGACAATAGAATAGTTGTATTTAGGTTTGCAAATGATTTAAGATTTTTTAAATATTTATCCGCATTATCAACTCCGATATGCTCAATGACTTCAAATGATGTGATAATGTCAAAATCAATATTAAACTTTGGCAACGTATCAGAAGTCAAATCACATTGTTTGAATTCTGCCCATCCTACATTTTCAAATTTATGAGTTGCTTGATTAACAGTATTTTCACGATATTCCAACCCAATATATTTGTTCGGTTTGAATCGATTTCGATAGAATACATCTGCAATTTCCCCAGATCCCGATCCAAAATCTAAAATGTTCATACCAATTTTAGCACATTTCAAAACATGTGTCCATCTTAAATAATGAGCAAATTGATCGCGATGATAAATATGCCGCTCAAATTCTCCTTGCGGGGATAATTGAGTACAATTAAATGATTTTGATTTCATTGTTGTATCCTTTTCATTGGAAATAGCGGATAAGTTGATAGGATTATCACTTATGGAGGTCATCACATACTGTTCGCCATCCATATCAAATGGTTCGGACATTATAGTTGCACGTTTAAATTGACCTTTTTTGTTTTTAATATATACTAAGTTGTTATTCATTACTCATTCCTTAATTAGATTGAAGTGCCGATTATAAATATGTAATGATGCGACATTCCAATACATATCTCCCATTATTAGTCGCGGGTAATATTTTATTAAGTGATTATATATTTGGTCGAATACAAAATCATGCCAAAATTTATCATTTTTATATCCATATACCGCATCATTTGATCTCATATAGACATGGTAAGACAATATATTTGATCTAATAAATAATTGAACTGAAAATGTACACATGAAATCAGATTTTCCATTATCGATAGATCGCTCATGCATGTCTGTTGGGATATATAACATGGCAGCCTGACGGGTATGCTTATCATTAATCAATGCGTAAAGGCAATTATGAAATTGGTAATGATTTTCTTCAGAATAAATGCACCATCCGTAATTTGAATTAATAAATCCATCTTTATCGGCTATCTCTTTCCAAATTGTTGGAGCCCCGCCCGTTATATCTTGAACATTTAAACTTTGAGACCGGTACCATTCTACTTCGTGGCATGCATATTCCAAATTAAGAGATCCAAATATTGATTCCTCATTTGCAATAAATGAGGCGTTTAATATCTCAATGGTCCCGTTTTCGCACACATCATTATTATTTAATTTTTCAATGAATGTATTTCTAATTTTTTGCATTTAAGTATGTCTCCAAAAGCATTGCATATCCCGCAATGTCATGTGCATTATCTGCATAGTCTGGATCACCACATACCATTCTAGAAATTTTATGAAAAATCATGTGGATAGCTTCGAGATGTGCATTATCTAGCTTATCAAAACTAGGAGCTGATTTAATAACTAATATTAATTCCTGACATATTCTAGAGTTATCTTCGAATGACCCATAACGATCACCCCTAGATTTTAAAGTATCATTTACTTCCATTGTCTTCTCCTAATATTTCTTTAAAGTTAGGAGGTATCCATCCCTCAGGTTTTACCACATCTAGGCTATGTTTACGTTTTGATCGTTGATCGTGTGGTGCTTGAACCCTTTCCTTTGCCATATTTGCTCGTTGAACCTCATCCCATAAACTTTCCCATGGTAACCCCATCATCACTGCTGTGCCCATGATAACATACACCATATCAACTAAAGCATCCGCAGCATCTATAAGATCTCCATCATCATTTGCTTTAACCCATTCATTAAATTCTTCTTTTATAAAATTGGTTCTAAACTTATAAGTATCATAATCCAACATTTGAGGTTTATCTGGTGTAGGCAATCCAAATGCCAAATGAAATATTAATACATCTTTATGATTCGAGAATTTACTATTCATCTTTTAACTCCTTCAATAATTTATAAGCCTTTGAAACGTAATAGGTTTTATCGATGTTGTTTAAACATTTTAAACCGGTATATTGGTTTTGTAAACAAATTTTATAACTGTTTGGTATTTTAATGACATTATTTCTTTTGCCTCCCTTTTTAGTAAGCTGTTGAATATTGTAATCAATTGCAACATACCATCGATTTGATTTTTGAATTTCTTTATTGTCAGCATACATTTTAAATTCCGAAGTTGCGGAGAAAGAATAAAGAAAATCAAAAACATCATCATGGTCATTAATTGTTTCTTCAATGGGAGTTCCGCGTAATAAATAATTTACTACAGATTTTGCAATTATAGGAACGGGTGTATCTTTCTTAATGTGCGGGGTATTAAATATTCCTTTTGCTTTTTGCTCGCCATTGAGTGTCACCGCGAGATAATTATTGACGTCCCTACGGATCAATGATCGGTAATGAGTTTCTTCTAAATCGAAACCTGTAACTATTTCCCATTTGTGATAAATCTCACGAATATGATCTATGGCCATTGGGCTGTCTGACCCAATATCTATCGTTATCCCATCGGTATTAGCAGATATGACTGCATAATTATTTGATTCTAATTGTTCGATCAACATTAATAATGACAACTGCCCGTTGACGGTTGTTGATAATAACAAATGTGGATCATAATTTACCGAATGGCGCGATCCAAATTTACCAAACACCGAATTAATAATGATCTTTAATGCATTTGATTCAACTTTATTACCTTTTTTTTTGTGGTATAGTCGTTCATCGCGAATTGATTTATAAACATTGTTCCAACTTTTAGTGAATGATTTTGGATATAAGCCGTTATTAATTACAATAGATGGGTAATAGGATACCACGTCGACATCGACATAACGAGCATTGATATTTATTAGTGGCTTGTCTATCGAATGTAACCCGCCTATACCTAATTGATATTCGGTATTGCCGATTTTTATTTTTCTAGTCATTAATTTGGCATCAGGATAGCCCTTAACCGAAAGTGGAACAACAGTGGCTTTTATATCGTTTAATAACTCCACCAGATTCTCGTCATAAAAATAAATCCAATCAAATACGAAATCAGAAATGCCATACCTTCTAAAATAATGATATAGCTCATTAGTTGAATGTTCAATATCTGGATTTGGAACTAACTTTCTAATTATACTTTCTGCAACCGCCGCCTCAGATGAGGACGCAAGTCTATCTGTGTGAAATTTATCTTCCAAATAAAGTCGTAATGAATGTTCGGATTTATTCCCAACCCATACTTGTTCAGTGGCATTCACATCCATTTCGCAATATTCTTTAAGTTGGATTATTTGAGATTGGTCAAGGCATAAGTGAGGATTAAACGGCAAATCCCTAACATCCTTACATCTTATTCTAATCTCTACTTTTTTAAGAGATGGCATTGGGTTAAGGATTGCCTTTATATCAATCGATTTAACCATATTATTTCTATCATTCCATCTTATTTTATTGAGACTATTTATTAACCCTGTATCATTTGGACCAGGTTCTATAATAGCTTTTGATGCACGATATAAAGCATTTGTATTGCTTGCTCCTTTTAGTAAATAATTCAATAGTACGTCATCGTATGATAATGAGTTCCATCCTACAAGATCATGCCCATGGGTATTTAAAAATGAAATTAGTTTTTGAGTATCGTTTATGACTGCATCTGGATTAATCTCAAAACTTTGGTATTTACCAGAATTTTCATTTTTAAATAGTGCATAGAAGTAATTTGGATAAACCTCTAAATCATAAATCCATTTTGACATACTATTTCATCCATTCAGGTTTAGCTAATTCTTGAGCACCTGATTGCGAGTAATCGCCCCATTGATTATATTCTTTGCATCTCAATAGTGTATCTAAATTACGATTTCTTATTTTTAAACCTTCATTAATATATTCATCTGATAAAGTATAAATACCAACCTGATAAGGAGGTGTTTTCTCAACCGCTACAAATATAAATTGATGGAAAGGTTTGTTGTTAAACCCATCTAAATAATGAGCAGCTTGTACGTGGTATCGATATTTCCACACAGATTGTGCGAATCCTTTAGGGCTTGCATCGGCAGTAGTCTTAAGATCAATTACTTGTCCCTGCTTTAAATAATCGGGTCGGCATTTTAATTCAGCATGAGTTCTTGGATCTTCCCAGAATACTGAAGTTTCAGCAGCCCCATTTTGGAATAAATCACCTGCTGCGCTTTGACTAACGGAATATGCCATATCGGCAGCAATGGATAAGTCCGATTGTGATATAACTTTTTTATTTTCATTTTCTTTTTGAAATTTAGCATAACGTTCTTTACCTATCTTGGTGCGTCTATCTACAAGAGGAGCAATCGCATATTCTGAATTAAATAGATCCGGTTCTAAGATTAAAGTATGAACCAATGAACCGAATACGAATGCGGGTTTTGTGTCAGGTTCAGGATTGTCCATGCGATAACGATAGTGTGCCGGACTAACATTTATTAAATCTAATTGGGATTTTGAAATAGCAGAAGTTTTATGATATTTTTTATTATCCATTTTTATTTCCATTAATTTGAGGTCTTAGGCCATCAACTTCATTTCGCAAGGGGCGGTAATGTTGACTTGACCACGCTTGTAGCAATCTGTTGATGATCACAAGATCTCTCATAGGCATCTCGGTAGAGTTCATCACGACATGACTTATGCCACTCAGTCTCGAGGTGGCATCGTCATATTTTAGGAATCGAGATTTGTAGCCCACGATAGTCTTAACGGATGTTCTTATTCCTTTGTGCTGTATCTTAATTAGTGTCATGATTTATTCTCCAAATAATTCTTTATAAACGCATTTAGCCTCACGGTTGATTGTGGCTTGTGAGTCTTGCGACCAATCTACTAGCCATTGATTATTCATTTCGCATTCAACTTTCTGTGCTTGCTCGGCTGAACATTTAGTTGCTTTCATGATGTCTTTTATTGCTAACGTAAGTTTTATTGCCATTTTCATATCCTCATTTAATGGTTTTCGTTGATGGTAGGTTAATTATAAGCTGTTCTACTATAATTGTAAACGTATTTTACAATTGCTTTATAATCAATTATAAAAAATTAACACCTACAACTTTTGGAAATTTGCTATTTAAATCAACAAGAATACTCTTTGGATTCAATAACCTACGACTATTCACTAACGCTTCATCTACCGATAAAGGAGGATCAAGATTAATTCCTATCTTGCTTAGTGGCTTAGTACGTTCTAACCACCAACATTCTGCTTTGGATCTAGCAAATCGAGACGCTGATTCGAATGCAACCCATTCTGAATACGCCGATACCCCACATTGATAAGTAACTTTTAAAGTTGGAGGCTTACCATTTCTACCAGAATGTTTAGAATATCGTACTTTTGTCACGGTAGCTTTTGAAGGAGGTAATTTACGGGATAAAATATCAGCTAGCGATATATCATTCGAGTGTGTGGGATTTTCATTTATAGGAAAAGGAGTTCCGCATTCTGGACAAATTTTAGTAGATGGAAAACACATTTCCCCACACACTTCGCAGAGCTTGATGATAGGCTCTGAATTTTCATTTTTACGTCGTTCTACAGGGGCTTTTATTTCATCTAATGGTCCCAATTCTTCTGTAGTATCTGTAAAATCTAACCAAAGGGCATTCTTTTTACCTGGATAAGGTCTTAAGAATCTACCTGCAATTTGAACGAATAAACCTGGACTAGCGGTTGGCCTAAGTAATATCCCACAATCTAGCGCTGGAAAATCGAAACCTGTAGTCAAAACCCCAATGTTACATAAAAATTCAATTTTACCCGATTTGAAATCACTAATAATTCTGTTACGTTCTATTTTAGATGTTTTACCATTAACCACTTCACAGATCTTATTATTTGATCTTATTTCGGAACATACCATTTCGGCGTGTTTAATTGACGAACAGAATACTAATTTATGATTTCGGCCTTGAGACAAATTAATAGCTTGTGCAACAGCTTGGCGGATAATTAACGGATTCCCTGTCACTAGCTTATCAACATCTTTTTGAGTATATTCACCCGCCTTAGATTTATTTAAATTTAAGGTTTTTGCTTTGTAAAATATTTCATGGTGCGGGGAAATTAGAGGAACTAAATGGTTATCAGTTAGGGCTTGCTTAATTCCATAAGTATAAATGATCTCAGTAAATAACCGATTTTCACCAACGGTCAAGCACCCACCTTTCATTCGATAAGGGGTACCAGTAAATCCTATGACTTTCAATTGTGGATTAATTTCTGTTAATTTAGAAATCAATTTGCCATACATTCCTCTTTCTGATTCTTTTGAAATTAGATGGGCTTCATCAACAATTATCAAGTCCCGATGTGAGAATAATTCTGCATCAGAGTACATCGATTGAATGGATCCGTAAATCACATCTGCTTTAGTATTCCGCTCATTGAAAGCTGCAGAATTAATCCCATGCGAATATTCAGGATCTAATGCGGTTAGCTTAGAATAGTTCTGTTCTACTAATTCTTTGACATGAACCAAAATTAACACCTTCTGGTCAGGCCATTTATTTTTTAAATCATCAACAAAATGTGCAATGACATGACTTTTACCACTCCCCACACACATATCAATTAGGGGGTGACCAACCCCGTTTGTCATTTTATAATAATGGTATATTCTGTCAATGGCAGCTTGCTGGTAAGTTCTTAGTTTCATCGTTTACTATTTCGTTGATTAATTTTTTAATTTCGCTTTTCTGCGAATCGATTTCAGCTTCAACTTCTTCATAAAATTGGTCAGTTGCTGCAGTATTAAAACTGAAATCATTTCTTAATCCTAACAATTTAATTAATAATTCTTGATGATGAACTAAAACCAATTCTTTTTCTCTAGCTTCTTCTGATTTAGCTTCTTCAATTTGATTATCGATTGATAAGGTGCGGGATAATTCATCAAACAAACTCATGACATATACTCCCCAAGCATGATTACGACTACCCACGAGGCGGCTAGTGCAACCATAAATGCAACGCCAACTAAACCTACATCTAACCAATTTTCGCTGTTAGAATCAACTTTCATGTCTAAATAATCCCGTATATCTTCATTTTTATTTTTCATAACTATCCCCAATTTAATTAAAAAAGCCCCACCCGAAGGCGGGACAATGGAGGGAAATCTTAACCAGCCCATCCAGGTTTAGACTCAGCATTTGGATTTATACTTTTCGCACTACCAGCATACGCTTTTACATCATTTGAGGCTTCCCATTCCCCTTGTGCTGGGCGGATTGCTAATTTGCATGAAAATGGTTTGCCATGCAATTGCTCAGTATCGGACAATTCAGCTACATTGGTAGCTTTACATAATGCCTTAATTGCTGCCTTTGCGATACTCACAGCAGTTGCACTAGGATTGTCAAAATTAAGACGATCCCAAATCATTCTTCCGCTATGGGTAGGTCCTAAAATTTCAATTTGCAATTGAATATATTTACCAGTTCCTGCTTTGGTTGTTTTAATTTCAGAATTAACAATTTGAGCATCATACCAACCTGGTGGCAATGGTTGAAAATCAGGAGTTGTTTCTTCAATTTCATCTACTTTGATTGCACTATCTAAAAAAGCCATAATATTTTCCTATATAAAGTTAGTTATAAATTTTTGCAGCAATTGATTCAAAAGAAGGTTTTTCCAAAGAATCTAATTTTCCCGACCGGTCTTTACAAGCATATTGCAAGTCTGGTTGAGTTTGGAAAGCACGATAAGTCCCGCCATCACCATCGTCGATAATTCTCAAAGCAAATACCCCATCGAAAAAATAAGGAATTTGTTGGCCTAATTTTGCGCCCGGTAACCCAGGGCTAAATACTAAACGATTAAGATTATCTTGAACTCTTTCTTGCTTACAAGTCATGACCACGTTTCGTTTTGGTAAATCCCGGAAAGCTCTAATTATTGATCCCATTTCTTCGATTATTACGCCATACGCTTGGCGTGGATCATTAACTTTTTTCTTTTCTTCAGAAAGTAAAACTTCTGCAATATCTGACAACGAATCAATGAATATCCATTGATGATCAGATTTATCAGAATTTAAAAAACTATAAACTTCCTTTAGCTCTTGAATTGAATTGATTGCCACACTGTCAATTGTGGAATCTTTAATTGATAAAAGTCCGGCTTCAGAAGAAATCAAGATGGACTTTTCAGATGAAGGGGCTGTAGTACACGCCACTGTTTTACCAACCCCTGCCGGACCGAAAATTAGGATTTTTAATCCCTGGTCCATATACGCCTGGTTGATGGGTTTAATGTTTATCATTTCGTTGCCTCGTTTTGTAATGTATGAATGTTCATTATATCCTGGAATCACTAGAATAGTAAACGCTTATTTTTTATATTTTAAAATTAGTTGTTACAGTGTATAATTATAAATGATAATCTATTTTTAATTTAATCAACCAGGTGGAAATTATAATGGCAAGAATATCTACATACAAATATGAAAATGAGGCAATCCAAGAGTTAATTGACAAAGCCGGGAGTCCGGAGCTAGTTGCACATGCTTTAGGGGTTTCTAGAATGTGCTTATATAATTGGCAACGTAAAGGAGAATTTAATCCATTTGAAGCATTATTGGCTGAGTCAAAATTTGGGATCAGCAAAGAAAAATTAGCTCCTCAAGTTATTGATTGGCCAGCACAATGTAATACTGTTGGAGATCATCTTGAGGATATTTGATGGAATCAATTGAAATGTTCGATTTCCTTTTTCAAGGAAAGATGAAGGATGAAAAAATATATGCGGGCAAAATAAATTCACAATTAGGTTTTTCTGAAGTTCCTGAATTGGTTAATTATACCCATCACAAAGAAAAACAATATTTCCACATGTGTAGCCATGACGCCAGTAAATTAGGCAAGGGCAGAGGGACAAATGCGTCGGCATTAGGTTTATTCTTTTTATGGGCGGATATAGACACGGAAGAAAAACCCGATTCTCATCTTAATTCCAAAACCTATTTCCCTACAAAACGTGATGCATTTGAATGGTTAGAATCATTAGATCAACCCCCCACTGTGATTGTGGAAAGTCAATACGGCTATCATGCGTACTGGAAACTGGATAAAAAATATTCAGCTCAAGAATATAAACACAGTCCTAAAGAGTGGATTAAAGGATACCTTACTGATAATTTACCCCACGGAATTGTTATTGATCCAGTCGTGGATTTAGCCCGTGTGTTAGGCGTTCCAGGTTCTACAAAAGCCGGATTTGAATTAAAAGTTGTTAAGTTTGATGGGGATTTAATTTACCCACTGTCATCTTCACCTCTTGAATCTTCGTCGACCGATATTAATTCGTTAGATATTATTGATTCAATTATTATTAATAAGGTATATACTCCACCTGATTCTAAATTCGCAAAAATGATGTCTAATTCATATTTTAATAAGATATGGAATAAAGATATTATAATTGGGGATGGATCAAACAGCTCGTATGATTTTTCATTGCTTTCATTAGTTGCCCAGCATGCCTGGACTCCTCAGGAAATGGCCAATTTACTAGTTTCATATCGTGTAAAATGGAAATGTTTTGAAGAAAAAGGCAGTAATCGAGTTGATTACTATAAGCGATCAATTTTAAAAGTTTGTGATGAATACCAAATCGATATAAATTCTATTCAAGATACGTTACATACTTCGGACTCAGTTATCAATGCATTGAGCAAAATGGATAAATCTGATTTAAAAGTCTCAGGATGTAAATTAGTTGCAGAATCTGAATTATCTGAGATTGATTTAGATGAATGTATTGAATATGTTTTTGCTGAAATGAAAGGAGTTAAAAAATCTTCGGTCCGAAAGCAGATTATGAGCTTTAAACGTCTTGACTATAAAGAAGAATCTACAGGTGATCGTTGGATTAACAATTACAATTCAAAGTACGCATTATTCACAGGGGGCGGCCGAACTGAAATATTAGATATTGAAGACAATTGCTTAAATAATAGACTTGTAAAAGATGCCTTTTTAACAATGACAGCAAATGATAAAATTGGCGATGAAGGTAAAGGTCAGCTATGGATTGAACATCCTAAACGGCGAGATATTCATGAAATAGTCATGGATCCAGATTTAGAACCAGGAGTATCAGGGAGTTTAGTTAATATGTGGAATGGTTTTAATATTGAACCGAATGAATATGGATCTAGTGATAAATTCTGGGAATTAACAAGCACTATAATTTGCTCAAATGACGAATCTCGATACCAATATGTCCGTAAATGGATGGCTCATGCAATTCAAAAAACTGGAGAAATACCAGGTATTGCTCTTGTTTTGCAAGGACAAAAAGGAACGGGTAAAAATATTTTTGCAGATACTTTTGGACATATATTTGGTCCTAATCATTATTATATGGAACCCAGCCTGCAAGGATTATTTGATGATAAAAATCCTAGATATGGCAAAAGTATTGTTATTTTTGCAAATGAAGCAACCTGGGGTGGGGATAAAAGACACGAAGGTATGCTTAAATCATTAATTACTGACAAAACTAAAAAGCTCCGGGAAATGTACAAAAATCCGATTGATGTCAAAAATATGACAAGATTAATAATTGCATCAAATGAGGAATGGGTAATCCCTGCAACTGAAGAAGAAAGAAGATTTTTATTTTGTAATGTTTCAAATAAAAAAAGACAAAATAGAACATATTTTGGGGCAATAATTAATGAATTAGAAAAGGAAAACGGCTATGGTAAAATATTATTTGATCTACTTAACGAAGATTTAGTAGGTTTTGATGTGGGGGATTTAACAAGTATTAGTAATGATGGATTAAAATCACAAATTTCAAGGGGTTTATCTAGCAGCCTTGAATGGTTTGGTGACTGTATATTTGACTGGCCATGGGCGACTAATGAGATACGAAATGACGTATTTATCATGGAATATATTATATGGTGTAAAAATCATAATCGTAAACCATTAAGCAAAAGAAAATTAGGAATTGATATAAAAAACAATTTTTGCTATGAATTATCCTCGGCTTTGGTAGATGGAAAGATGACACAAGTGAAAATATTTCCACCTGTCGAAGCCTTAAAAGATATATGGAACGAGAAATTTGGTGAGCTTTAAGCTATATTATTCAATATTTATATGCTTATTTATATTTATAAAGTTGAATTTTTAGTAAAAATTTATAATTAAATTTCATAATCATTATTTAAAATAATTAATTGACCAATTATTGGCCAGTTGTATAAGGGTTGTACTAAATATAAATATTAAATATAGTATAAATATATAACTCGATTTGGAAAAATTTAATAAAATCAATATGTTAAGGGTTATATATATTTATATATTCTTATATTTATAAAAGAATAATAATAGAGTTAATAGAGAAAAATGGTAATTCATTTTTTTTTCTATAGAAAAGAAGTTTGCTAAAGAACTATATATAAATATATAAATATAAATGACAAAATGGATAGTGAAAAATTAGAACAAATTAAAGTTAGAAGTTGGATGATTCGGAATTATCCAATTGAGGAAAAATATTTAATTCATATTGCAAATGAGGGAACAGGATCAGCAAAAAGAGGAATGGACATGAAAGCTCTAGGATTAAAAGCAGGATTTCCTGATTTATTCTTATTTATTCCTAAAGCGCAATATTGTGGATTAGCGATAGAAATGAAAAAGAGAAAAGGGGGTAAGGTATCCATCAAGCAAAATGAATGGATTAAGAGACTAAATAAAAACTATTTGGCAATTGTTGCAAACGGACATGAGGAAGCAATTGAAAATATTATTAAATATTTAAATAATCATAATTTTATAATATAATATGATTGAATTAATTATAATTTACGTATATGCCTGCTTTTAAAAAAGAAATAAAAGACTTAATCCAAAATATCTATGACGGATATGATCCCATTGTTGCACTTGTCGATATTGGTTTAAACCCTACTGTTGATGTGGGAATACGAGTTGCATGCCATAAAGAAGTAGCTAAATACTTTCATGCCCCAATGCGATCAAAAGAAGAATCTTATTCTAAATCTGAAGACAATCAAATTACAGGTATCCATTTTCAGATAATAGGGCAAAATGGTTCAACCCTTCCTCACTAATGAGTATAATTGGATTCCAGGTAACTCAACCGCAATACGATTTTCATCAATTAGATTGTAAATACCCAGCATTTATTGCTGGATTCGGTTCTGGTAAAACTGAAACTCTCATCCAGTCTGCAATTAAGGATAAACTATTAGCCCCTCGTTACAATGTTGCATGTTACGCTCCGACTTATGATTTATTAAAATTGATTATTGCTCCTAGATTAATTGAAGCATTGGAAGAATTAGGAATTATTCATACATATAACAAAAGTGATAATACAATATCCTGCTATAAATATGGAAAATTTATATTGCGAAGTTTAGATAACCCGGCCAGAATTGTAGGTTATGAAACATTTAGGGCTCATGTTGATGAATTAGATACACTTAGATTACAAAGTGCAAAAGATGCATGGAATAAAATCATTGCCCGTAACCGATCAAAAGTAGAAGGAGTACAAAATAAAGTTAGCGCTTATTCGACTCCTGAGGGATTTCAATTTGTATATGAACGCTGGGCTAAAAACCCAAATGAAGATTACAAGTACATAACTGCCCCCACATATTCTAATCCTTTTCTTCCTGAAGGATATATTGAGGGATTAAAAGCAACTTATCCTCCTCAATTAATTGAATCATATATTGAGGGAAAATTTGTAAATCTAACAACTGGAAGTGTATATCCTAATTTTGACAGACTTGATAATCTCGACAATGACAATGTAATTGAAAAACCATACGAAGCATTGCATATCGGAATGGATTTCAATGTAAACAATATGGCAGCCGTTGTGCATGTCATGAGAAATGGCATTGCATACGCCGTTAATGAGTTCACAAATGGTAGAGATACCCCTAGCATTGTAGAAACGATATTTGAATATTATCCAGTTGATAAACATTCGATAATTATTTATCCTGACGCCAGCGGTAGGGCAACAAAGTCCACCAACGCAAGTCAATCGGATATAACTATATTAAAAAATGCGGGTCTAACTGTTTCAGCTCCGAGAAGCAACGGGCCAATTAAAGATCGGATTGCGTCATTTAATAAGGCATTACGAGACCCAAACGGGTTTAGACAATATCATGTAAATTTGGAACGCTGCCCCGTATTAGCCCTGTCATTGGAGCAACAATGCTATGATAAAAACGGAATGCCTGATAAATCTTCAGGACTGGATCATATACTAGACGCCTCTGGCTATTTTGCGGTACGGCAATTCCCTATAAAAGCTAAACCTATTCATTATCCTAAACAAAGATGGACATAATATGAGCATTACAGAACCCAATGATATATTTACACAACATCAAACACTTTGGGAATTCCATTTAAGGAGTTTCTTGGGCGGCGATGATTATAAGAGCGGCAATTATCTAGTTAAATATACACTAGAGGATGCAGATGAATATAACAAGCGGATAGATTTAACACCCATCGACAATCATTGCAGAAATGTCGTGCAGATATTCTCCAGCTTTGTTTGGCGTGTACCACCCAAAAGGGATTTGGGTAGCTTAGGCGATGACCCAGCCATTAATGCTTTCCTTGGGGATGCTGATTTAGATGGGCGCGAACTGAATGAGTTTATGCGTGATGCTCAAATCTGGGCTAGTGTTTATGGTCATTGCTGGCTGGTTGTGGATAAGCCACCATCTAATGCTAAAACCAGAGCGGAAGAATTAGACCAAGACATTCGACCTTACATCCAACTCATCACTCCAGAGAATGTCTTTGATTGGCGTTATGAACGCGCCGAGTCTGGGCGATATGTCCTAACTTATTTGAAAGTGCGTGAGTGGGTTGAGGGCGATGAGCAGTTCTTTCGGGTGTGGACGAATGACCGAATTGAGGGCTGGAGTGTTATTGGTGACGAGGAAAAGAAAGTAAGCGATATTCCGAATCCATTAGGCATTGTTCCAGCAGTCTGCTTATACGCGCAACGCTCACCGATTCGTGGCACAGGTATTTCGGACATTGGTGACATTGCTTTAAAACAAAAAAGCATCTACAACAAGCTGTCTGAAATTGAGCAGTTAATTCGTATTACTAACCACCCATCGTTAGTTAAAACACAGGGAACAGATGCAACGGCTGGTGCTGGGGCAATCATTCACATGGATGACGACCTTGACGCTGGATTGAAGCCTTATTTGTTGCAACCCTCTGGAACTAACTTAGATGCAATTAGAGCTTGTATAACGGACGAAGTTGAAGCTATCAACAGAATGGCGCACATGGGCGCAGTTCGTGCGACAGAAGCGCAGACAAAGAGTGGTGTGGCATTACAAACCGAGTTTCAGTTGTTAAATGCGCGGTTATCTGAGAAAGCATCATTATTAGCGTTAGCTGAAGAACAAATCTGGGATATATTCGCTAAATGGCAAGGCATTGAAAATCAAGTGCTGACCGATTACAACAACGACTTTGACTTGCATGACTTGGGTGCTGAACTGGACTTTTTACAACGCGCCAAAGCATCAGGGATTAAATCAACAGCATTTGTTCACGGCGTTGATGAGGGCATTGCTAAATTGGTTCTTAAAGATAAAGAACTGGATGAAGCACTAAGCCAAATCAAGGCAAATACTATTGTAGTTGGTGAGTTTACTGATGGCATCGAATAACCGACACGCAAGGACGCTGGAAAAGCTGGCTGACCAATACGAGCGGCTTTTAAACGAGTCGCTTGTTAAGTTTGAAAAGTCTATTGTCACTAAGTTAGCCAGTGCGCCAACATCAGCAGACAAGTTATTTGATTTGCAGTTTGCGCTAGGTATGCGCCAATCATTACGCGAAGCGGTTGAAAAGGAAGTGTTGACCGAGGTGCATAAGGCGATTGCTAACTTTGACGGTGCTGAGAAATCATTGATTGAAATGTATGGCGCATCTGGCATTGATAAAGCCTTGCTGACTGTTGACCGCTCCATTGTCAGGCAACTTAAAAAGCTAACATTCCAAGGCTTTGAGGATGTCGCTGAAACCTTTATTGATTCCATTAGTCGTGAGATTTACCAAAGCACGTTAACGGGTAAGCCCTTGGCTGATTCAATACGTTCAGTTCAGCAACAAATCAATGGCGTGTATATCCAGACCAATGACGTTGAAGCGCAAGAACTGGTTGAGTTCATTGCGGAAAGTAAGTTTGACCCCAGCAAACAGGGCGCAGTGGATTCGGCAGTGGAGCAGTTGCATACTAAATACGCAAGAGATAGGGTTGGCAACAATCTCAGGCGTTATGCAACGCAACAACTACACGATGGCTTAATGCAATATTCCGCATCCATCAATATGCAGATGGCTAATCAGTTAGGTGCTGACAAGTTCAAGTATTTTGGAACGGTGGTTGAGGATACGCGCCAATGGTGTAAAGACCATATAGGTCGTGTTATGACAGAACAAGAAATCAGGGATGAATGGTCGAATAATAGCTGGGCTGGCAAATCGTCAAGCGACCCATTTATAGCGCGTGGTGGTTACAATTGTCGCCATCATTTCAGAGCAGTTTTTAACGAAGATTAGAGGACACACAATGGCAGAAGAATTAGAGCAAGAAGTAATTGAAGAAGCAAAAGCGTCAGAACCATCATTCACCCAAGAACAAATGGATAAAGTTGTTGCAGACCGAGTAGCACGTGAGCGTAAGAAATACGATAAGAAGTTTGCCGGTGTTGATGTTGACGCTTACAAAGGCTGGCAAGCCGAACAGGAACAGGCTGAAGTTAATCGACAAAAGGAACGCGGCGACTTTGAAACGGTCTTAAAAAATACAGTTGGCAAGAAAGATGATGAAATTAAGCAACTAAAGAATCGATTAACCGAAACAGAAGTAGATGGCTCATTATTGCGGGCAGCTAGCGGTCTAAACGCGGTATCCCCAGAGCAAGTCGTGTCACTATTGCGGGACCAGGTTAAATTAAATGACGAAGGAAATGCAGAAATCGTTAACAAATCTGGTGCAATAGTATATAATGACAACGGCGAGTTAAAAAATGTTACCGAATTAGTTGGTGATTTTCTTACGACAAACCCTCATTTTGTTAGAGCATCCGCGTCGGGTGTTGGAAGTGTTGGTAAAGTCGGCGGTGGTACACATGCACCTAAACCTGTGGCTGAGATGACTCATGACGAATACCGTGAGCATCGTAAATCAATAGGGCGGGGTGAATATAAAGCCAAGCCTTACATAAATTAATTTTATTTAGGGACATACAATGGCAGCTTCAACTACCTCAACCCTTGATGATCTATTTGCAAATATCATCCAGGAAGCAATATTCACTGCACAAGAACAATCTCTTGTTCGTAATCTAGTCACTCTTTATGACATTTCCGGCGAGTCCGGTAAAACTGTCCAAGTCCCAGTCTATCCTGCCGTTTCTGCAGCAGCTTTGACTGAAGGGTCAGATATGTCATCCACCGCAGTATCAACGAGCAGCAAAACAATTACTGTCGCTGAAGTGGGTGTGCAAGCAGTATTAACTGATTTAGCGGCTAAAACAGCAGCGCGTGACGTGGCTGGTGATTTAGGTCGAGTGCTTGGCGAGGGTATCGCTAAAAAGATGGACGAAGATTTAATTGCTTTGTTCGATGGCTTTAGCACTTCATTCGGCGCAACCACAACTGAACTAACGGCGGCTCATATCTTCCAAGCAGCGGCAACTTTACGCGCTAATAATGTTGCAGGAACCCCTGTTGCTGTACTTCATCCGTATCAAGCATACGCATTAAAAGCTAACTTAACCAACACATTCGCTAATCCAAACGGTGGCGATGCTCAGAACGCGGCAATGCGCTCTGGATACGTTGGATCACTCGCGGGCGTTGATATTTATGAATCTTCTAATCTCACCGTTGATGGATCTGGCGATTCTAAAGGAGCAATGTTTGTACCATCTGCATTAGGCTTAGCTATCAAATGGGATATTAAAGTCGAACCTCAACGGGATGCTTCATTACGCGGTTGGGAATTGAACGCAACGGCAGCTTATGGTGTCGCCGAGCTTCAAGACTCAATGGGTGTTGAACTTTACTTTGACGCTGGTCTGTAAATCATGGCAATGTCGCAAGACAGTGACTTAACGGCACTTCAGCCCGACATTTTGTCACTTGGTATCTCTGCGTTCACATCGGAACACGCAAAGAGCCAAGCTGACATTGAGCGCGAGTTAAGGAACATTTGGTGGGCTAAGACCGGCAGAACTGGTGAACTAACTTCTAGCAAACTAACCGAGTCACAGTTTACCCGATGTTCCGCTTTCCTTGTGCTGTGGAAATACGCACTTCCTAAGTTATCCACTTGGGGCGATGGCGACAGATTTCTGGAAATGATTAAATTCTATCGAATACGTTTTGATGAGGAATTTGCCCAAATCCTAAAAGATGGCGTTGAGTATGATGCTGATGGTGATGGAACTATCACTAACGATGAGAAAGTTGCATTGCATCACGGCAGATTGACACGATGATTGCTTTGAAAATAGATACAAGCCAACTGGATAAGCGGTTGGCAACTATCGTTAAGAAGCAACCGAAGAAAGTTAAGAAAGCGTTAGGCAAGACCGCCACGTTAGGCATCAAGATATTGCTTGAGCGTTTAGCGGTTGGGCAAGGCTTGAAAGGGGCTTTTAAACCGTACTCGGAAAGTTATGCTTTATTCCGTGAAATGAGTGGCAAGCAAGCCGCATTAGTTGACCTCAATTTTGATGGCGATATGTGGAGCAGTTTAACTATCTCTAAGTTAACTGCTAAGAAAGCAGTTATCTCTGCAACATCAGCACTTGAGAAAAGGAAAATTGCTAAGACGGACAAGCAACGACCTTGGTTTGGCTTTAAGCCCGATGAGGAAAAACGTTTGGCTAAATTCTTTGGGAAACAGTTATGAGTATTCGTGAATCTATTGCCGCGAATCTGATAACAACTTTGTCAGGGATGACCTCACCAATTACATTGAAAAAGGTTGAACGAAATCCTTTTGATTTTGAGAAATTGAGTAACGCCCAATTTCCAGCTTGCTGGATTCAGAGCGGCGAAGAAACAAGAGGGGATTCGACAATAAGTGAATCATCTTCTAAACGTGCGGCAGTGGTTAATTATCGGGTGATTGGCTTTGTGAAAAGTTCAACGATAGACACAGCACGAAACGAGTTGATTGAGGGCATCGAAGAAGTGCTTGATGACGACAGGACTCGCGGCGGTTATGCGTTAGACACGCAAGTCACTGAAGTCGGAACAGACGAGGGGGCAATTGACCCTATAGGCGGCATTATTATTAATGTGCGCGTTGAATATAATTATGTTCGAGGAGCAACATAATGCAAATGAGAATTGGCAAAAGTGGCACTGTCATCACAGTTGATGAGCGTGGCGTTGAGCGAATGAAGTCGATGGGTTGGCAAGAAATCAAACCATCAAAACCTAAATCTAAATCTAAAAAGGTGAACAAAGATGGCAACCCATAAAGGCTCTGAGGGCGTAGTTAAAGTTGGCGCAAATACCATTGCTGAACTGAAAAGCTATAGCATCGAAGAAACAGCAAACACAATTGACACAACCACATTGGATGATTCTTCTGAAACCCATGTCACTGGCTTAACAAAGTGGTCAGGTTCAGCAGATTGTTTCTGGGATGAAACGGACACAAATGGACAAGTGGCATTAGCTATTGGCTCATCAGTGACGATGAACTTTTACCCAGAGGGCGCGACTACTGGCGACAGATATGCGACAGGAACGGCAACCGTTGTTGGTGCAAATGTTACTGCTGAATCTGATGGGATTGTTGAAACATCATTTAGCTTCACTGGCAATGGCGACTTAACATGGGGTACAGCTAGTTAATGTCAAATGTTTTAGAAGCGGCTAAAATCCAGTTCCGTGACAGGCTATCAGGTGGCTTGTCCGAACTGGCTGTACCCGAATGGACAGTTAACGGTAAGCCGACAACTATTTATTTTAAACCATCAATGACCATGAAAGAACAGGGAGAAGTTCTTAAATTGGCTAACGACAATAAGCAAGCCGAGTCTATAGTGATGACGCTTATTATTCGAGCGTTAGATGCCGATGGCAACAAGATGTTTAAACGAGCGCACATGACTGAGCTTATGAATCAGACTGACCCAGAAATAATCAGTCGTATTGTGATTGATATGGACGGGGATGAGCCTGACTTGGATGACGCAGTAAAAAACTAAAAAGTGACCATGATTTAAGGTTCTGTTTGAGTCTGGCAGAACATTTACACAAGTCGTTAGACGAAATCATGGCACTGAGTACAGATGAAGTTTTGTTGTGGTTGGCACATTTGGAGTTAAAAAGCGATGGCAAATGATGTAAAAATAGTAATTACCGCACAGAACAAAACAAAGAAAGCATTATCATCAGTTAATCGTGGGCTGGCAGGGTTAAAAAGGGCGGCGTTTTCTGCTAAATCTGCTGTCGCGGCTGTAGCTGGTGCGCTTGGGATAGGGCTATTAATTCGTAATAGCTTTAAAGCCATAGACGCATTAGCCAAGACCTCCGCAAAATTAGGTATTGCTACTGAAGCGTTAGTTGGTTTGCGTCATGCGGCTGAAAGGACAGGTGTGGCATCGAACACGCTTGACATGGCTTTGCAACGGATGACCAGACGAATCGCTGAAGCCGCACAAGGCACAGGCGAAGCTAAATCAGCGTTAAAAGAACTCGGTTTAGACGCACAAGCATTAGCCGCAATGTCGCCTGACCAAGCATTTACCGCAATCACTGCCGCAATGGAGGGGGTGACGCGCCAATCAGACAAAGTAAGATTAGCATTTAAACTCTTTGACAGCGAGGGCGTTAACTTAGTTAATACGATGGCTCTTGGCGAAAGTGGGTTGAGTGCGATGGCTCGCGAAGCACAAGAATTGGGCTTAATTATCAGTAATGTTGACGCGCGGAAGATAGAAGCGGCTGGCGATGCGTTCTCAAATGTGGGGAAAGCAACTGAGGGCATAGCAAATCAAGTGTCAATAGGACTTGCGCCTGCTGTAGAGGGATTATCAAAGTTATTCATACAAAACACGAAAGATATGATTGGCTTTGGCACGATGAGCGATGCCGTCCTGAGTGGCGTTAAAGATGCAGTGGTTATTCTCGGGGACACATGGTGGACGTTGCGGTTTGTCTATCTTGAACTAAAGAAACAGGTGCTTAATATGGTTGCCAGTTGGCTTGGTGTTTTGGCTAAAGCTGACACTGCGCTAACCAACTTCATCAACAAAATTCCGGGCATGAGCGCGGAAACATCGACAGCACTGCAAAGCGCGGCAGACAACGCCCAATCATTATATGCAAACGCTTCAATAGCCGCAACGGAATACTGGGCATCATCATTAACAGGCTCGGTTACTCTGCTAAATAGCATCAATGAGGTTATCGCTAAAAATAAAGAACTGGCTAACGCACCAATCAAAACAGAATCCACCACAAAAGTAGCTATTAATGGGGTTAAGTCATTTAACTCTCAGATGGATGCTATGGCTGAAAAACTCTCTGATGTGGACACGCAAGCCGCAGGGTTCATTGATAGGTTCTCTACAGGGCTATCTACGCAATTAACGCAAGCATTGATGACAGGTAAATTTGCGTTCAAGGAGTTTGCGCTGTCTATTATTGCCGACTTAACCGCGATGATACTTAAAGCGATTATATTTACACAGATAAAACTTGCATTAAACGCTATTGGGTTCGGTGGGTTGTTGGGTGGCGCATCTGGCGGCAATGTTACTGCGGTAAAAGGGAAAGCGTCTGGTGGCGGCTTAAACAGAGGGCGACCATTCATGGTGGGTGAGCAAGGCAGGGAGTTATTTGTTCCGAAAACAGATGGGCAATTAGTGCCTAATCACAAGCTAGGCGGCGGCGACCCATTAACGGTTAACTTCAATATCAATGCTATCGATACTCAAACAGGCACAGGCTTCTTAATCAAGAACAAACAATCCATCGTGGGCATGATTGACCAAGCTTATCGCAAACAAGGCAGACAAGGAGTGATGGCGTAATGGCTTTTCCAACAACACCAAAACCGCGCTCCATACGGGTTCGCTCAATCACGCCAAACTTAGTCAGTGAAACACATAGTTTAAAGCGGCAAGTCAGACAGCGTGGCGGTCATCGTTGGCTCATTGAAGCCACCTACCCACCCATGACACGCGCACAGTTTGCGCCACTTTGGGCTTTTATCGTAGCGCAGAAAGGGCAGTATTCAACTTTCAGCTATACCCCAGCAGAAGTATCTGATTCGACAGGCACAGCAACAGGCACTTTAACCACTAGCGCGGCAAGCGTTGGCGCATCTTCAGTGACGGTTTCTGGATTGACGGGCACACTCAAAGCTGGCGACTTTGTGAAGTTCTCAGGGCATGACAAAGTTTATATGTTGACGGCTGATGGCACGACTTCATTAGCGATTGAGCCGCCATTAACCAGCGCGGTTGCGTCTGGTGAAACGGTCACTTATAACGCAGTGCCTTTCACAATGGCTTTGGCTGATGACCAACAAGAAACAGGCATGGATATTAACCAGATGCACTCTTTTGAACTATCTGTGGTTGAGGTGCTTTAATGGATAGGGGTGCAGATTCAGCAACACTTGCTGAGATAAATGCCGACCAGTGCATCCCTGTCAATTTATTAGAGATTCATTGGGATGACCAGATTTCGCGCATTAGCGATTTCAACCAAACGGTCACCCATGGCAGTAATGACTACACGGCAATGGGTCATTTCTTATCGTTCAGTGATGTTGAAGAAACATCCGAACTCATGACAGGAACGTTAACCGGCTCATTGTCTGGTGTTGATAAAACATTCATATCACTGTTTTTAAGTGAAGACTATATTGACCGCAAAATTGACTTATACAAAGGCTTTTTGGATTCATCACTAACGCTAGTTTCTGCCCCATTATTAATATTTAGTGGACGGATGCACAAGCCCGTTATTCAAGAAAACCCTGATGAGGGAACGTGTACGCTAGCCATTGAAGCCGCAAGCCATTGGGTTGATTTTGAAAGGCGTTCTGGCAGACATACCAACCATGCCGAGCAACAAGTTTGGTTTGCTGGCGATAAGGGTTTTGAATTTGCATCTGAAGTGATGAAAGACATTCCTTGGGGGCGCAAATGAATCCGTCTGACGAAGTTTATTTAATTCAAATGCTAGACAAGTCGGCATTGCAGAAATTCAAGTGGGGGCAAAATGATTGCAACACCTTATGCGTTGAGTGGGTTGACCGCGTTTGTGGAACGGACTATCTCAGCCATGTTAAAAATCATTACAAAACTAAGAAAGGCGCAGTGAAGTTTTACCATAACTTTGTGCAATGGGTATCTGAACTCAAAGAGTTGGGATGGCAAGAGGTTGAACAACCTCAAACTGGCGACTTGGTTCTGCATATCGACAAGCACTTTGTGTACGCTCATATTTTCGCGAGTGGCAAACTGTTTTCAGTAGACCCAAAGCAAGGGTTAATCACTGGCTTGCCTGTTCCAGACGCGGAATATACCATTATGAGGTTCGTGTAATATGCCACCACTCATTTTACCGTTAGCGGTTGCATTAGCATCGGTTGGGATTCCATCAGGAATAGCGTTGTCTTTGGCGATAGGAACTGTCTGGGCGGTTGTCGGCACGATGGTCGGCATGGCTATCAACAGCTTAGTCGGCATGAGTGACATGGATGTTGGCGACTTTGATGCGGCAGACACAGGTCAGGGCTTGTTGATTAGTAAAGCATCTAGTTCCGAGCCATTAAAAATTGTTTATGGTTTTAGGCGCGTGGGTGGTGTTCGGGTTTTTACCGAAGCCGAGGGCGGTGATAATCATAAGTATTTACACATGATTATTGCGCTTGCAGAGGGCGAGATTGAAAGCATAGACAACATCTATTTCAATGACACGCTTTCAACGGACAGCCAATATTCTGGGGTGCATGAGATATACAAGCACTTAGGGGCTGATGGTCAAGCGGCAGACAGCACCTTGGTTTCGCGTATTACCAACTGGACGACCTCGCATAAACTATCTGGCGTTGCATATATTTATACACGTTTAGAGTTTGACCAAGATGCGTGGAGCGGTGGATTGCCGCCCATAACGGCTGACATCAAAGGGGTTAAAGTTTACGACCCTCGCGACAGCGCAACGGCTTGGAGCGATAACCCAGCATTATGTGTGCGTGATTACATGACGAACACGCGATATGGGCGCGGTATTCCAGCCAACCAAATTGATGATGCGGCTTTTATAGTCGCGGCTAATTATTGTGATGAAATGGTCACAAAGGGTGGCTCAAGCCAGAAACGTTACACCTGCAACGGTGTCATTAATGTCGAAAATAAACCCATGACGGTGGTCAACAAAATGCTGTCATCATGTCGGGGAATGTTGGTTTTCTCTGGTGGCAAATACAAGATTATTATCGACAAGCCAGAAACGGCATCCTTTGTATTCGATGAAGATAATATTGTTGGCTCTTGGTCGATAGCGATGGGCGACAAGACCACGACTTATAACCGCATCAAGGCTAAAATCTACAACAAAGACAGGTCTTGGCAAGATGATTTTATAACCATCGATTCACCAGATTTACGAACCAAAGATAATGAGTTAATGTTGCAACGCGAAACACAGTTGCCATTCACGAGCGATGAAGCGACTGCCAGACAGATTGCCACCATTAACTTGAACCAATCACGCCAACAGTTATTCTGTGAATTTACCGCAACCATTCAAGGGATGCGAGCCGAGGTTGGTGATGTTATTTATATCAGCCATGAAACCCCAGCGTGGACGAATAAGAAGTTCCGCGTGATGAAAATATCATTGCAGAATAATGATGAGGTATTGATTGCCGCATTGGAATACGATGTGACCGTTTATGATTTCGGCACTATCTCAACCGTTGATGCTACGCCAAACACAAATCTGCCTAACCCTTTCGTTGTTAATCAGCCCACAGGGTTGACGGTTTCAGAGGAGTTATATTACACCTCATCTTCTGCTGGTGTTAAAGCCAGAGCATTGCTGTCGTGGACTAATGCAGATGCTTTTGCTTATGAGTACGAAGTTGAATTTAAAGAAACCAGCGACAGTGCATGGACGTTTGTCACTGTCACTAAAGCAACATCAGCGCGAGTGGATGATTTAGCGACTAACGGTTATGATTTTCGGGTTCGCACCGTCAACGCCAGTTTAGTTCGGTCATCGTGGACATCAGTAACCAGCACCCTTGCTGGCTTAACTACACCACCAGCAGATATGTCAGGGTTTAGTGTTCGGGCGTTGGATGGTTCAGCTTATCTTTCGTGGACGGCGGTTGATGATTTAGATGTTATTCATGGCGGCTATATTCGGGTTAGACATTCAAACTTAACCTCTGGCGCAACGTGGGATTCGGGCGTTGATATTGGTAAGAAATTAGGCGGCAACGTAACCGATGTAGTGTTGCCATTATTGGCTGGCACATATTTAATCAAAGCCGTTGATTCGACCGACAACTTTTCTGTCAATGCAGTGGCATCAATTACGACTGTTAAAAACGTTAATGTATTCAACGTGGTCACAAGCCTTGATGAAGCGGCTGGCGGTTTCGCTGGTGTTAAAGAAGATATGAAAGTCACTGGCTCAAACTTACGTTTAGCCGATGCGCCTTATTGGGTATTCTTGGAAGACGGCTCACAGATTCTTATGGAGTCAGGTGAACTGCTTGAACGTGAAATAGGCAACACTGGTGCAGTGGACAGTTATGGAACTTACGACTTCAGCACTCATATTGATTTAGGGCAAGTCTACACTAGCCGTGTGTATTCTGAATTTGAAACATCTTCATTTAAAGTGGGCGATTTAATCGACCAGCGCGTAACCAATATGGACACATGGCAGAACTTTGACGGTGAGCCATCGGATAAAGTAACGGCTGAACTCCAAATGCGAATGACTGACGATAATCCAGCATCAAGCCCTACATGGACAACATGGCAGAAATTATTAATCGGTGATTTTAAAGCCAGAGCATTTGATTTTAGAGTGGTTGCTGAATCAGCCGACAGTTTATATAACATCGACATTTCAAAGCTGAAAGCGGTTGTTGATATGCCAGACCGAGTGGAAAGGGCGCATGACATTACTTCTGGCTCAACCACCAAATCTATCACTTACGTTCAAGCGTATTACGCAACCCCAACAGTGGGTATTACTGCAAACAGCTTAGACAGTGGCGGTCATTTTGTTGTGTCCAATTCAACGCGCACAGGATTCGATATTAACTTCTATTCGGGCAGTGGCACAGGTTCGCCATCCAGCGCAAATTTCAATTATCAATCCATAGGTTATTAAATGAGTCAGTCAACAGATTACTCCATAGCAAATGCCACAGGGTCGGCAGTCAGGTCAGATTTAAACACTGTGCTTGGCGCAATAGCCACACTCAATTCTGGCGCAACTGCACCATCGACCATGTACGCTTATATGCTCTGGGCAGACACATCGACAACCAAGTTGATGATTCGCAACGGTGCAAATTCAGCATGGGTTGAAGTCGGCACACTAGACCAAGCTGGACTGAACATTGTAGCGAGTAAGTTTCCCAATGTGTCATCAAGTGTCACGCTGACGCATACCCAGCTAAACAACACGGTGTATTTAGTTGCTGGCACGAAGATGATTTTCTTCCAATCTGCGCCGCCGACAGGCTGGACGCAAGACACGGCTAACAACGACAAAGCATTGCGTGTTGTATCTGGAACTGGTGGTGGCACTGGCGGTTCAATGGGGTTAAGCGCAGTGTGGTCACACAGTCATAGTGTGAGTGGCACAACTGACGCTCATGCGTTAACAGAATCAGAAATGCCGAAGCATTATCATCGGTCTATAAGCACTTTTACCAGTAGCACAGGGAGACCATACTCTTACATTCAATACAGTTCGAGTAATGACCCCAATAACGCGTCTGGCGGTAGTGCTGATGATAGATGGTCTGAGTCAAGCACAACTTCAACAGGTGGTGGCGCAAGTTCTGGCACTAGAAGTTTTGGCACAGCCAACGGTAGCTCTCACACCCACACCCTTTCGACAATAGGTACATCGACTACTAGCGCAATCGTTCCGTATTACATTGACGTTATCGTGTGTAGCAAAGACTAATGGAGATTAAAACCACTTGCCCATTGGGAAGCCAGTGCGAGGAAATAAAAGATAACCAGATGCACCGTTGTGCTTGGTATACGAACATCAAGGGCAAAGAACCACAGTCAGAAGAAATGATTGATAAGTGGGAATGTGCGATTGCGTTCATGCCGATGTTACAAATTGAGATGTCGCAAACCAACAGAGGGCAGACAAATGCACTGTGTTCTTTCCGTGATGAGATGATTAAAACAAATGAAAAAGCGTTGGCTATTCAGTCAGCAAAATTGATGATTGGAGAAGAAATTGGCTGATAAAAAAATAAGTGAGTTAACTGCGCTCACGACTGCAAATGACAGTATTGAATTTGTTATTAATGATGGTGGCGCGTCTAAGAAGATAACTAGGGCAACATTGCTTACAGGTGTAGGCGTTGATACTCAGCTAACAGCAACAAGCAATATCGGATTAGGTTCTGGTGCTGTCGATTCGATTACTACGGGTGATTTCAATGTGGGGTTGGGTGATTCTGCGCTGACCTCGGTTACTTCATCAAATGATAATACCGCTGTAGGCTCCTCTGCTTTAACAGCAACCACTACAGGTAATAAAAATTCTGCATTAGGACGTTCCACTCTATGGACAAACACCACAGGTTCAAGTAATGTCGCTATTGGTTATGGTTCTATGTTCTACAACACAACAGCGCATTACAACACAGCTGTTGGTGTAGAATCACTACTATCCAACACAACAGGCACAAACAATACTGCCTCTGGTTATCAGAGTTTGTACTCGAATACTACAGCTTCTGGAAATACAGCAGTTGGTGATGTAGCTTTAAAAGCAAACACTACAGGTGCTTCTAACACATCAGTTGGTAAAAATGCTCTGACAGCTAATACTACAGCGCATGACAATACAGCAGTTGGCTGGAACGCTTTAGCATCCAATACTACAGGCTCTACTAATGTTGCTGTTGGGACTGCTTCTTTAGATGCTAATACGACAGCTTCTAATAACACAGCAATTGGTATGCACTCTCTTGGGTCTACCACTACAGGCGCAAACAATACTGCATCTGGTCGTAGTGCTTTACACTCAAACACCACAGGCTTGGATAATACTGCCTCTGGTTATCGGGCTTTGTACTCAAATACTACTGGCTCATATAATACTGCTGTTGGTAGAGAGTCACTTAGAAACAACACCACAGCGCATTACAATGCCGCGTTTGGTCAGAACTCAATGTATCAAAACACCACAGGCACAAACAATACTGCTTCTGGTTCTCATGCTTTGTTCTCAAACACCACAGGCTCATACAACGCCACTGGTGGTGTAGGTGCTTTATACAATAACACCACAGCGCATTACAATGCCGCTTATGGGTTTAATGCTTTGTACTCAAACACCACAGGCGGTTACAATACATCAGTTGGTTCTAATTCTCTATTCACAAACACCACAGGCGCGAGCAATACTGCTTCTGGTTATCAAGCGTTGTACTCGAATACTACGGGTGCTGAGAATAACGCTTTTGGTTTAAACGCCTTATATTCCAACACAACAGGGAGTACCAATACT